GCATAACCATCGTTGAAACCTCTCCGATAGGAATTTCTTCCGTTATTTCCACAGCTATTCCAGCCCCATCCATTATTTCCACAGCCGCCGCATCCTCCGCAGTGTCCACAACCATTACCCCAAGACCAACACATATGATAATCTCCTTTTCATTTTTCATTGATACTATATCATATGCCTGTCAACGCAAAGTGTGTCCCACTTCCCCGGAAGCCACACTGTCAGCCGTTTCAAGCATCTGTCCCAAAACAAGCCACCAGCCATTTTCTCTGCATCATGGCAGCAAAAATGGGCGCATGCCAGACACATCACGCCCACTTTTATCTACTTACACCCGGAAGTTCCGGCTCTTAAACACATACACATGTGCGAACAGTGTCACCAGCACAACTGCCGCCAGCACCAGATCGCCCGTACCGCCGCCCAGATGAAACGCCATGCCAAACAGCGACAGCGTATCAATCGCAAACAGCCATTTTTCAACCGCATACACCTTTTTCAGGTTATATTTCTTCGGATCGATCGAATCCGATATAAAAATCAGGAAATCTTTGCCGCAGAACAAATCAATTGTCTCTGCCAGTCCCAGACACCCCGTTAAAAAGAACAGTATATCCATCCGCATTCTCCTTCCCTAGAACCGCTTCCAGGTTTCCCTTGAAAACAGCAGAAGTACCGGGAAAATCTCCAGACGTCCTGCCAGCATATCAAAAATCAGAACCACTTTTGAGAAATTACTGAAAAATCCAAAGTTTCCGGTCGGTCCGACCAGCGCCAGACCCGGTCCGATATTATTAAACGTAGCCGTAACCGCCGTAAAATTCGTCACCAGATCGTATTCATCCAGAGAAATCAGCAGAACAGATACCGTAAAAATGAGCACATACGCAACCATAAACACATTCGTCGAGCGCACAACCTCATGCTCCACGATCTTTCCATCCATTTTGATCTTCTCCACTGCACTCGGGTGCAGGTACTGTTTCAGTTCCTTTTTTACCGATTTAAGCAGAATCAAAACACGCGACACCTTGATACCGCCTCCGGTACTGCCCGCGCAGGCGCCGATAAACATCAAAAGTACCATAATCGTTCTTGAAAGCTGCGGCCATTTATCAAAATCCACCGTGGCGTAACCGGTCGTCGTGATAACCGAACCGACCTGGAATGCCGCATCCTGGAATGCCTGCAGTGCATTGCCGCAGAGTGATACCGTATTGACTGTAATGATGCCAACCGCCGATGCAATGATTAGAAAATATGCCCGCACCTCCTGCATTTTAAAGGCCTGTCCTATTTTTCGCATCAGCAGGAAGAAGTAAAAGTTAAAATTCACTCCGAACAGAATCATAAACACCGTCACGACATTTTTCTGAAATGCCGTGTAGCTCGCCAGACTATCATTCCGGATTGCAAAACCACCCGTACCTGCTGTTCCGACCGTGATCGTGATCGCGTCGAAAATCGGCATTTTCCCAAGAATCAGAATCACAGCCTCGAGGATCGTCATCCCCAGGTAAATCTGGTATAACAGCTTCGCCGTCATCTGGACCTTCGGAACGAGACGACTCACGATCGGTCCTGGGCTCTCCGCCTTCATCAAATTCATATGGGAACCGCCCACCATTGGCAGGACACTCAGAAGGAATACCAGAACGCCCATACCGCCAATCCAGTGCGTAAAACTCCGCCAGAATAATAAGCAGTTCGGCAGCTGCTCCACACTGCTCAGAATACTTGCACCGGTCGTCGTAAAGCCCGATACCGTCTCAAACAAGGCGTCGATCGGATTCGGAATATAGCCGCTTAATACAAACGGCGCTGCTCCCATCACACTGAGTAAAACCCAGCTTAGAGAAACCGCCACAAAGCTCTCCGCCACATAAAAGATCTGATTTTTCGGTTTTCGGCGTACCAGAAGCATACCAACCATCAGGCATACTGCCATCGTTGCCAGAAAGCACCATACCTCCGACTCACGGTAAATCAGTGCCACTGCCGTCGGAAGCGCCATAAAAGCCGCCTCAAAATTCAGGATCCAGCCTATGATATAAAATACAATCGAATAATTCATCTATGCCGCCTACTTTCTCAGGATGTCACGGATATCCCGCAGACCTTTCTGACTCGTCAGGACAATCACTGTATCGCCCTGCTGGATGCAGTCCTGTCCACGCGCGATCTTGATATTGCCGCCGCGGTTGATGCATCCGATCAGCAGGTTGCTCTTGAGATTCAGATTCATCAGCGGAATGCCCGTCACTTCCGACTCCTCGCGGATCACAAACTCCAGTGCCTCCGCCCGACCATCGAGAATATGATACAACGTCTCCACATTGCTGCCGATCGTATTCTGCATCGCGCGCACATACTGTAAAATGTAGTCCGCCGTGATGTATTTCGGATAAATCAGACTTCCCAGGTCCAGCTTGCTGATCAGCTCGTCAAAGGCGATCCGGTTAACCTTCGTCACCAGCTTCGCGCTGGAATTTTCCTTCGCATACAGCGCAAGGAAGACATTTTCCTCATCCATATTCGTCAGGGTGACAAATGCCTCCGCCGTCATCAGCCCCTCTTCCAGAAGAAGCTGCCGATCCGTTCCGTCGCCGTTGAGGATCAACGCATCGTCCAGAAGCTCTGTCAGAACCTCGCAGCGCGCTTTATCTTTCTCCACAATTTTAACCCGGATCTTCATCGCCGCCAAAAGTTTCGCCAGATAATAAGCAATCGTACCGCCTCCGACAATCATCGTATTTCTGACCTGGTTTGTCTGGATGCCGATCTTGCGGAAAAATTCTGCCGAATTTGCCGGGGAGGCGATAATCGACACCATATCCCCGTTTTTAATCACAAATTTACCATCCGGGATCGCCACCTCATCGCCGCGCTCAACACCGCCGATCAGGACATCGCAGCGGAATTGGCTGTCAATATCCATGACCGAAAGCCCGTCCAGCTTAAACTCCGGTTTTACCTTAAATTTCAGAAGCTCTACCTTTCCCTTGGCAAATGGATCGATCTTGATCGCTGACGGGAAGCGCAGAATTCTCGAAATCTCCGTCGCCGCCGCATATTCCGGGTTGATAATCATGGAAATTCCCAGCTGCTGCTTGATAAAGGTAAGCTCGTTGCTGTAAATCGGATTCCGCACACGCGCAATCGTGTGGCAATGCCCCACTTTTCTCGCAATCAGGCAGCAGAGAAGGTTCATCTCATCCGACCCTGTCACGGCAATCAGCATGTCCGCCGTCTGCACACCTGCCTCGATCTGCATGGAAATGCTGGCACCATTTCCCACCAGCTTGATCGCATCGATATCATCTGACACCCGCTGCATTCGCTCCGCAGACGTATCGATCATCACCACATTGTAATCCTCCCGGACAAGCTGCTCCGCCAGCGTCGTACCAACCTTGCCGCATCCGATAATGATTATATCCATAATTTCCTCCGTTATTTTCTGTTTATCCGCCATACCGATACAGAAAATCTCTATTTTATATACAAAATAAAAAATATGCCTTAACACTTTCCTATGACGGAAAAAGGGTGCCTGAAAACCGCGCCCTAATCCATACGGAATTATTATAACACCTTCTGCGAGTTTTTGAAATATAAATTGTGTTAAGAGGGCATTTTGTGGGTGTTTTGAATATATTTGTCTCTTTCGATCCCAAAAGTGCCTACCCGTGTACAGTAACTTTCCTCCCTTTTTGGCAAGATAAATTTCTTGACTTTTTCAGAAAAAACAGTATACTTAATATATATTTGCAGATATGGTTCATCGGTAGAACGCTAGCTTCCCAAGCTGGAAAGGCGGGTTCGATTCCCGTTATCTGCTTTTTTTGATGGATGCAGAAACCCTTGTAAATGCTGGATTTTTCCTTTATTTACAAGGGTTTCCGGTGTTTTTGGAGCATCTACCACGAAAGCATATTTCAGTATAAAGGCCCCCTTTTTATGGGGAAATATCACACGAAATATCACACGAAAAAAGGGCTGTTTTCCCTTTATTTTCAAGGAATGACAGCCCCTTATTATGCGCTTATATTGTGTTTTTCATCATATTTTATCGTATATGTCCGTCCTCTGCTATCCGATCTGCGGTAATCATCCAGCCATCCGAATCAAACGCATACGCCTGTCCGTCAATCTGGCAGACTGCATCGTGCCGGTAGGTGTACCCACTCAGCAGATACCACCAGCGCCCGTCCTGGCACACCCAGCCAGTAAGATACTTGCCAGACACCCAGCCGTCCGCAGTCTGGATCCACGGATCGCCGCCGGCAAAGCATTTATTAATTGGCTGCACACGCTGATCCTTGGTGTAGCGCTTGCCAGAGTCAGCACCTGCCGGAGCTGTCCGGATGATGAGCGAAGATGCAGTGATGCTCAAGCCGTGTGCGCCGCTCTTGATGTCCTTGAGATCCGCCGCTCCGGCATCGCTGTCGTATTTGACTGTCGCTACATCCATTTTAGGCCAGGTCTTTTTAAACGCCTCAAAGGTGCCGTAACGCTGTTTAAGAATGTTGGTGCCGCTGCCCCAGTCCGGCAGATAAAGATGTGGCTTGTCTACGATGCTACGCCAGTCTCCGCCCCAGGCAAGTCCTAAAGCTTTTGCCAGCTCTGCGGCCTTTTTAAACATACCTGTGCTGTCATTGTAGGCATCGTCTGACACGCTGCCATCGCCGTCCACATCCATCTTAAGATAAAAATCAAAGGCAATCCCCCACTGATGCTGACTGCTATAGCTACTGCCTTTGGCATTGGTTACAATGTTGCCAGGCTTGGTACGTCCTTGCGCGTACAGAGCGTCCTGCTCCGCCACCGTCCGCAGTGTCTCTCCGATGGCTATTGTGATACCCTCGGTCGCACAGGCTTTGATCCAGGCGGACGCAATGCGCTGGAGACGTGGATGACATAATGTGATATCTCTCATAGATTTGTCCTCTTTTCTTTATGATATGAAAAATATGACATTTTGTTTTCCGGGGGTATCTTGCAAAGAATTTTCGCATATACTATAATGCCGATAGGCTAAGAGATAGTAGTTGTCCATCACAGGCAACGACAAACCCCCCAAGGATCGCGACTCCTTGGGGGTTTTTATTCCTACTATCGGCTTTCGTCGATTTTCCCCTATTGTTGCGATGTCGCAACGGCAGCCATGCCCCGAACTGCCGCGGGAGATAGTCGGATCGCCTCCTTCTACTCTTCTTTTCCTGACTGCTTAAAAATCTGGTTTACATACGTAGACAATCCCGCCACAAGGACGCCCTGTGTAAGTGCCGTGAAAACTGCCAGCGCGATATCCTGACCACTGCCGCAAGCACAGGTAGCGAACACATAGATGGCACAAATCGCAACGCCAATCAGCCCATTAATGAGTGGGATGTATTTGTCTTTCACTGTCTCGCTCTGCTTCAGCCACATCCCAATAAAGTACAGCACTACTGCTACTACAAGTAATTCCGGCTTTACATAATCTTTAATCTGCATACCTTATCCCTCCATCTGCTTTTCCAAATCTGCGATCCGATGGTTTGCTACCCGGATCTGTTCCTGCATCACTGCCTCGGTCTCCTCTAATTTATATGTACGCTCAATTACTGTATGAAAGCAATTATGAATGATGAAGTCATGGAACGACTGATTGATACGCTGATGTAGTTGCAGAAGAAAGAAAGCACCGATCTGCCTCTTTTGAAAAAGCAGCTTGCAGAAACGGAAAAAGGTATTAACAATATGCTCAACGCCAGTGAACCTCACATGGCTAAAGTCACGTGCTTCTCAGCCGTTTTAAACGGCAAGACTAAATATCGGCGGATACGCCAGTAACTTAGAATTCGTGCGGATACGCACTTTTCCCATGCCGGATACGGATGGTTTCCACATTACAGGTAGTCCGCTGTATATCTGCCTGCGTTTATGCCGCTTTTAAGTTATTTACTTCTACATAAAGCTTTCTCAAATCTGCATAAACACA